CCAATCGGTCTGCGGGATGGCTGCGACCGGCACGCCCGATTCGACGAACTCGATCGAGAACCGGCACATGCCGCCTTCCTCGGTGTCCTCGGTCGAGCGGTAGGACAGCACGTTGACGTTCATCGAGCCGTGGAACGGATGCACCAGCAGGCCGGGCCCGAACGCCTCCAGCGCATCGATCAGCGCGTCGCGATCGGCGCGATACTCGGGCCCGATGACAAAGCAGTCGATCGAGAAGCTGCGCGCCGATCGGCCGAGGTCCTCGGTGACGGGCTCGTCGCGGCCGGGGAACTCGTGCGCGACGACGCGGCGGCCACCCGAGCGCTCGTGATATTCGGTGCGGAAATCGACGCCCCGGAAGCTGCCCTGCTGATAGTCCTCGCGCCAGGTCATGACGGCACCCAGTTGCTGCGCGCGACCTGGATCGACCAGGGCACGTCACCCTTCTTGCTGAAATCGGCGAGGCGCGCGGTCGCCTGTCCCTTGACCTCGACCAGCACGGTCGCCTTGCCGCCGACATTGACCTGCTCGGCGCTGGCGCGGGGAGAATTCGGCAGCTTGGCGCGCGGCATCGCGGCACGTGGCGAGATGGGCTTGCCCATGTTCTCCAGCCAGCTGCCAGCCTTTGGCCTGGACGCCGGGCGACGGCGCGGGGCGCGGCCTTCGCGGGCATCGAGCTCGGCAAGGCCACGCTGCGCAGCGGCACGGTCTTCGGACGACGTCAGCCAGCCGTCGCGGATGTTCTCGAGCTGCTTGCGCTGCACGTCGGCCTGCCAGCGCGACCAGGCGGAGGCTGCGCGGCCGATGAAGGAAATGATAGTGCCGAGCACCGAGACGATCGCGGCCATCCCATCAGCGACGGCCTGCCAGTCCGTTTCGGTGACGAACTTGTAGCCCCAGTCGAAGGCGCGCTCGAGCTTGTCGCCGATGCGCTGCGCCCAATCCTCCAGCCTGCCGTCGGCCGCCATCGTTTCGATGCGCGCGAGGATCTGTTCGAGCCGCGCCTTGACCTTGTCGAACACGCCCGCCTCGGCAACGCGATTTAGGAAGCCGGTCCACTGGTCCTTCAGGTTGCTGATCATTCCGAAGAACGTCTTGCTCTGGCGCGCCATCATGCCATCGAAGCGAATGCCCATCGCGCCGACGATCGCGGCCTTGAGCTCGGCCGCATTCTTCTTGGCCTGGACGGTGACTTCCTTGCCGTTGCGCATGTAGCTGAGCGTGACCCGGTCGCCCTCCGTGCGCGCACGGATGCCGAACTCTTTGAGCCGCTCGAACTCGCCCGTGACGCCATCGGCCAGCGCCTCGACCGCCGCCATCAGGTCCTTGTTCATGCCCGCTGCGCCATCGCCCAAGGAGCGCAGCGTGCCGTCCATCGGGTCGATGCCATAGGCCTTGAGCTGCACGAACGCCGCCATCACCTGTTCGAGCTCGTAGGGCGTTTCCTTGGCAAAACGCTTGACCCAGTCCATGGACTTGCGGGCCTTCTCGGCCGAGCCTTCCATGTTCTCCAGCATGATCTGGAATTGCTCGAACTGGCCGGCCGTCTTGAACATGTCGAAGATCGCGAAACCGGTCGCGCCCGCGCCCGCCGCCGCGCCCCATTTTGCCAGGCCAAGAGCCGCGCCGCCCAGCTTGCGGATCAGGCTGCCAACGGCATAGCCTGCCTTGTCGCTGGCGCGGCCGAGCAGGTCGATCCCGTTCGGCCCCGCCGCCCGATTGGCCGCGACCAGCATGGCCAGCATCTTGTTGCGCAGGCCCTGAACCTTGCCGCCCAGCCTATCGACCGGCCTACCGGCGCGATTGACCTTGCGCGCGGCGCGCTCGACGCCGTCGCCCATGCGCTGCACGCTGTCGCGGACCTTGCGCACGGGGGCGCTGATCCGGTCGACCGCTTGCAGCAACAGGGATAGCTTGAGCGCCATGCGTCATTCCGCCTTGCCGTGGATGCGGACCGCCTGGGCGGTCCAGAACTCGATATCGTCAATCTCCAGCGCCATCAGTTCGGATGGCTGGAACTGGAAAACCCCGGCGAGGTCGCCTAGCCGGTCGGCCCAGTCTTCGGGCCATCCGGCAAAAAATCGCCGACCACGTCCGACAGGTCGCCAAAGTCCTCGGCGTCGAGCTTCTCGATCACCTCGACCGTCTGCCCCGACAGCGAGGCGATCAGCGCGATCATCATGCCGACCATCTGCCCGCCGAAGCTGTCGACCAGGCGCAGGTCCTTGGCGGTCGGGCGGCGCAGCGGCAGCTCGGTGATCGACTCGTCGCGAACCTGACCATCGGCCTGGCGGAACTGAAGGGTCACCGGATGCTTGAGCCGGTGGATCGTCTGCCCGGCCATCAGAGCAGCTCCTCGGCGGGCGGACCCATCATCACGACCGCAGCCTTGCCGTCGTTGCTGGTCACCGTTGAAGCCTCGCTGGTGTATGCATTGCGCATCACATAGGTCTGGCCGGTGTCGAACCGGATGGTGACGGTGGCGTTGTCGATCGCCCTGTTCTGGGCGAGCGAGCGGCCTTGCTTGACCAGCAGGCTCATGTTGAGCTGGGCCGGGCGCGGCGTCTCGTTGAAGCTGCCCGCGTCATAGTCGCCGGTGACCGAATTGCGGGTGACGCCGCCGATGTCGAGCGTCGTCTGGCCGTCGGTCGGCATGCGTTCGCCATCGATCGTGATGGTCGCCTGGCCGATGACCTTGTTGGGGTTGGACATAAAGCCTCCTTAAGTGCGCGTGAGCGGGTGTTGAGCGGCCCCTCAGAGCCGGAACTGGACCTGGGCGGCGAAGCTGCGGAACTGGTTGACCAGGTCGGGCGGCACGAGCGCGTTGACGCGGTTCGGGTCGCTGGCATCGCGCTCGACGATCAGGTCGGCGATGAACTGGTCGAGCTGCTCGACCAGGCCCGCTTCCTCCAGCTCGCGGAACAGCGCGACGATCTCGCCCCGGATGATCGACGGCGTGACGATCGCCTGGCCACGCGAGAAATTGATGCCGTCGCTGGCGAGCTTGTGGCGCGGAAACTTGGTGGCGATCCGGATGCGCAGCGCCTGGCGGAAAAAGGCCAGCGTGTGCACCGTCTCCATGTCGAGATAGGCGGTATCGTCCAGCCCGGCCGCGTTGGTCTGCCAGGTCGTCATCGCCCGCTCGATGCGCACGGTGCCGTCCTGGTCGGTCGCATAGGTGGCGATGCCATCGCGCAGCAGCAGCTCGCGCTCGGCCCGCGTGAAGCGCGCGCCTTCCTTGGGACCAATGACCAGCGGCAGGGTGAGCGTGTGGAGCGGCCGCGCCGGATCGATATGCGAATAATAGCCGCAGATCGCGCCATAGCTGGCGGCGAATTCCCAGGGCGGCGTCGGGCTGGCACCGGTGCCGATCACGCTGATCAGCTGCGAATTGAGCGCGCCGCCAAAGGCCGAGGCAGTCGCCTGGTTGCCCGTCTTGGCACCATAAGACATGCTTTCGAGCATCCGGACCGGCCCCCAGCGATCGTCCAGCTCGGTCTTGGCCGCGCCGAGGATGGTCGCCGTGGATGTGCCCAGGATGATCGTGCGATAGTTGCTGTCGCCGACCACCGGCCAGACCGTCGCATAGTCCGGATCGCCTGCACCGTCGTCCATGGCCACGATCGCCAGCGCGATTCCTGCAGGCAGCGTCTCGCCCTGATAGTGGCTGTGCCGGACATCGATGTCGTTGCCGGACGTGCCCTTGTGCCGGGCGGTCAGCGTCACGACGGCCGCGTTGACCGTTGCGGTCACCGGCAGATCTGTCGCCGCGTTGATCGCCGCGCCGATCGCGGTGGCCGTGTTGTTGGCCGTCACGCCGCTGGCGATCGTCACCGGCACCCGCTGGCCTGCGATCATCAGCGCGATCGTGCCTGCGGCCGTCGAGGGACCGGTCACCGTGATGGTGCCCGTCGCGGCGGTGCCCGCGTCCAGGTCGGCCAGCGGGATGACGGTCAGCTCGGAGTAGCGGTCTGCCGCCTTCACCATACGGACCATGCGTGCGAGCATCGATCCGCGACCGAACAGCGCGATCGCCTGGTCGGCTTGGGCGATGACGACCGGCGCGAGCGCGGCGGCGGTGCCCGCTGCCAGCTTCTGGCCGACGACCAGGATGCGGTTGGGCAGGATCGGCAGGCCGTTGGTGGCGCGGCTCGAATCGAACTCGATATACTGGCCGGGAACGCGCAGGCCCACCGGGATGCTGTTGAAGCTGATCGTCATGCAGTGGCTCCTTCAAGGGTGACGGTGTCGGTTGCGTCTGCCGCTTCATCGTCGGGCAGATCGGGGCCGATGCCGCCAAACGGCGGCACGTCCCAATTGGCGTGGAAGGTTTCGAAGTCGGCGAGCTCGCCATCGAGCATCAGCGCCACGATCGGCACGCGGACCTCCCACTCGAAGGCGATCAGCGAGATCTTGGCATTGCGCGTTTCGGCTGTGCGGCCGACCAGTCCCAGACGGCGGGGCTTTATGGGGCCGAGGCCCTCGATGCCGAGGTCATTGCCCGCGAGCAGGCCGATCGCGTCGAAGGCGAGCTGGTAGCTTCCTGGATCAGACCCGACACCATGGCGCGTCGCCTGCTCGTTACGCAGATGCTCCGCGCCCATGACCAGGGCGAACCGGGCGAGGCCATAGGTTACGCCCTCGTCATCCTGCTCCATGCTGACCATGCCGAGAAAGACGCACCAGGCACCGGGCCAGCGTAGGTGCCCTTTGGCATCCTTGAGGTACTGGTCCCATTCGTCGGGATAGGTCTCGAGCGTGCGATAGACATAGCCCAAACGACCGTCGGCTCCCGCGTCGCGCAGCACGTCGATGACAGCATTCTCGATCGCGGCGATCATGGCTTGCTGCTCCCGGCCGCCTCGGTCAGCGCCTCGACAAAGGCGAGCGCGATCAGGCCGACCAGGCCGAACGGCCAGAAGATGGCGGCAAGCGCGCGACCGATCGGCTGGTCGTCCATCAGCGGGCCGAAGATGAACCACAGCATTGCGCCAATCACGGCCCAGGCGATCGCGGCGAAGATCAGGGCGGCAGTCATCCCTCGATCTCCGGAACCGCGTCGCGCTCATAGTCTTCGGCCAGTTCGAGGATCTCGGCTTCATCCTCGTCGCTAATGCCCAAAAACGAACGCCTCGGCAGTTTCATCTGCCGCTCGAATGCGCCGACCTGGACGGTCAAGCCACCGGGTAGCGAGCGACCGAAGGCCTGATAGATGGTTCGGCTGTGCGCGGGGACAGACACAGTCTCGTCCATGCCGAGCTGGTGCGGGCGAGCATAAATCAGATTGGTTCCGACCTCCGCATCGGTGGCCGAAAAACGCCTGCTAATAGAGCCCTTCAGCAGAGCCTTATCGGTGAGCGTCTTGCCACCTCGATCAATCGCGCTCTGCGACTTCTCCCAGGGCTTGCCGTCAGGATCGGTTTCCGTGTCGAAACGCTCGATCGTGCTCGACTCGAGATACAGGCCCAGGATGTCCATCAGCTCGGACAGATCGCCATTGGCGGCCGCCAGCGCCGCCAGCCTGGCGTCGATAGATGCGGGTCCGTCGATGCGGGTAGAGAAGGACACGCCCGCCATCAGAAGCTCTGCAGGCTGTCACGGCCGAACGTGTTCGGCTGGCCGGGGGAAAAGATCGCATCGGGGCGAGGCTCGGCGATTTCCTGCCCGCCATCGAGCACGATCGTGCCCGCGCTGATATCGGCCAGGCGTTTCATCGCGTCCTTGTGGCGGTCCTTGACATGGTCGGGGCGATCGCTGCGCCACAGCTCGTGGAACGCCAGGTCGCAGGCAATATCGGCGAGCAGATGATTTCCCGCGAGCAGCGCCACGTCCTTGTGGCGGCGCGCGACATAGCCGGTGATAATCGCATCGGCGCGGGTCAGCGCCGCATCGACGCGCGCGGCATCGATGTTGCCGGTGCCCGCCTCGTCGGTCAGCTGGACCAGGTCCCGCTCCTCGAAGCGAGCCTGCATGTCGGCAAGGGTCGCGAAGAGAGGCAAGAGCAGGGTCCTTTCGTTCAATCAGGGCAAATGCCGGGTGCGTTCATGTGAAGCGGGCAAGAGCGCACCCGGCTGGAGCGGGCCGCGTCAGGACGCGGCCTTGGCCTCGGACGCCTTCGGCTTTGCAGCCTTGG